GCGCGCGGGACAGGCAAATGGCGCCCCACACACGATGGGTGCGTAGCTCAGCGGTAGAGCACTGCCTTCACACGGCAGGGGTCACAGGTTCAATCCCTGTCGCACCCACCATCGTTTTCAATGACTTCGCGGACATTGCGCACATCGCCTCAAAAGCGGTGTCACCATAGAGTCACTGCGTGTGGGCCGCCGCCGTCTCCCGCCTCAGATGAACAGAAAGCCCTCCGGCCGTTGCGTCTCATAGGGCGACGGCCCGTTTTCGTTGGCCAGGATACGCCCCACTGCCATTGCGGCCGCCACCGCACCGTCTATCCGGCCCAGCGCCTTAGCCTTGGTCAGCTTCTCATTCTCGGCCGCATCCTTCTCGGCCACGACGTTGCCGAAGCACATGCGCAGCAGCGGATTGCCGCCATGCCGGAAATGCCCTGACAGGATGGCGCGCTTCAGTTCCTTCACCGGTGCCGCCATGCTGGCGAAGCCCTGGCCGAACTGCGCCACCGTGAAGCCCTCTTCCTGCAAGGCAGTGTTCACGGCGGTCGAGTTCCACCGATCGATGGCCACTTCCTGCACGCCATACCGCTCGCCCAGGTCAACGACATGCTCGACGATCGCCTGGTGGTCGACCACGTTGCCCGCCGTCACGGAGAGCAGGCCTGCATCCTTCCACCGCAGGTAGTCGGCGCGATCCCGCTCAGCCTTCCTGGCCAGGCCGGCCTCCGGAAGGAAGAACATGGGCAGCACATCATACCGCCGCCCCTCCCCATCTCCTTCTGCCGGAAACACCGCCACCACGGCCGTCAGATCCTCGACGCTGGAAAGGTCCACCCCAACCCAGCAGGGCCGCCCCAGCAGCGCATCCGGTGCGGTGCGGCTCTCCGCGGCGTCGTACACCTCTAGCGCCAGCCACGGCTGCGCAGCGCCTTCCTGCCACTGGTTCAGGTGGAACCGGCGGAAGTCGGCTATCTCGGCGGGGAAGTGTTCGATGCGGCGAGCCTTGATCCGCAGTTCCTCGAGCGAGCAGAAGCCCGCCGCAATCGCGGGATTAGCCTGGTGCCAGGCGGCCTCATCCTGCCAGCCGGCAGCCGGCGGCGCGGCGAAGATGATGGGCGCGAAATGCGGGTCATCAATCTCGCCTGCCGCCACCTTCAGCGAGTATTGCCACAGATCCCAGGCCAGCCCGCCCTGCCCTTCGCCGGCCGTCGAGATCACCACCGTCAGCGGGTGCGACCGCTTCACCATGCTGTCGGTGACGGTCTTGAACAGCTTCCGGCCCTCGCCTGTCGGCCAGGCGTGAACCTCATCCGCCAGGAAGAACGACACGTTCAGGCCGTGCTTGCTGTACGCCTCCGAGCTGATGGCCTTCAGCGTGCTCTTCGATCGCGGATGACCGAGGGTTTTCCGGCTCTCCACCGCCCGCACGCGGCTGGAAAGGGTGGCATCCTGCAAGGCGAACTGGTGCGCCGAGTTGAAGGCGATGCTCGCATTTTCCCGATCAGCAGCGGCCAGCACGCACTGCCCGCCGGCTTCAGCCTCCGGGCCCAGCAGATGGGCCAGCGCGAGGGCAGCGGCGAGGGTGGTCTTCGCATTGCCACGCGGGATCCAGATGCAGGCCATCCGCACCAGGCGGGAGCCATCCGCGGCGCTCGGCCCGTACACCCTGCGGATGACGGCCTCCTGAAAGGGGTGCAGCCGGAACGGCTCGCCGGCGAAGTCGCCCTCCCACAGCCTCAGCTTGCGGACGAAGCGGCAGATGCGATCGGCGCGGCCGGTGGGATCCTCATACAGCGCCGGATCAGGCGAGAAGATCGGATTCCCAGCCATCGGATTTGTCTTTCTCTTTGCTCGCGGTGCCGCGGCGATGCGGCGTCAGCGCCAGTTCAGAAGCGAGCAAGCGAGCCTCCCGCATCGCGCCCATCAGCATCTTGAAGGCGGGATGCGACACCGGCCCCTTGTCGGTCTGAATGACGTGCCCCTCGGCGGTCATCATCTCATTGTAGGTCCGGGATAGACCCACCGCACGGCAGTAGGATTCCACCGTCGCCAATGTGTCGTCGGTGAGCTGGCCGCGCCCATGGAGCAGCGGGGCAACCCGTTTCCATTCGGCTGTTCCGTGATGGCACAGGCCACCCGGAGGCGATGGGCAGCGGCCCGCCGCCCGGCTGCCGTCCATGACGCGGAGCGTTGGCTTACGACCCTTCATGATCCGAACCCCAATTTCCTGAAATCGCTATTTCCGAGGAGATTGCGCGCAAGACTCCCCCGACGGTCCGGGGGTCCGGCGGGCAAATTCCGATGCCCCCCTCCCCTGGTCGGTCAGCCGGCGACCGAAGCCGCCCTCCTCGCGCACCGCCTTCCGGCTGTTGCAGGCGCGGGTCATGGGCTGCCAGTTGGTCACGTCCCAGAACCGCGCCGCATCGCCCTTGTGCGCCACTTTGTGGTCGACCACCTCGGCGCGCTGACCACAGCCGCAAGCACACAGCCGGTTCTCTGGCAGAGCAAGGAACGCCCGGCTCTTGGCCTCCCATTCGGCGGTGTAGCCGCGACGCCTGGCGCTTGGCCGGCTGGCTTCCGACTTCGCCCGATAAGCAGCGGAGCAGCCTGGGCAGCGAGAGCCGGCGAAGGGCGGATGGCCATGCGGGCAGTGTTTCGGTGCGGACCACGGCATGGCTCAGCCCACCAGCACGCTGCGGTACTTGGACATCAGCCCTTCGACCTCGGGGGAGAGAGCCGCGGGACGGCTGGCGAAGTAGTCGACAGAGCCGATCTCGCTGGCTGCCTCGCTCCGCAGGGCGGGGTCACGGTCCCGGCCGAGATACCAACCCTTTGCCTGCACCAGCGCCGCCCGCTCGATGTCCGCCGGCAGCGTGCTGGTGCCGTCGCCAGGCAGCACGAAGCCCGCCGTGTACTCGATGACGACGCGGGCGCTCTCCCACCGACGCCGATAGCCATCTGCATCCACACGATACAGCTCGCCCGAAGCATCAGCCTCAACTAAGGCCGGGTCGACCGACAGGTTGCCGACCGTGACGGTCTCCACCGACACAACAGGCCAGCGAGAAAGCGTGATGTGGCCGCGCGGGTACTGCGGATAGGTGGCTTCCTTCACGCCCTCCACGGCGAACACCCGGCCGCACCAGCCGGCGATCGCGGCGCTGGCCTGGTCGAGCAGGGATTGCAGGAAGGCGTCATCAGCCCCGCCGGTCAGACCGAGCTCGAGCTTGAGCGCATCGACCGTGGCGAGCCGCTGATGGGCGGCGGGGCTGATGATCGTGAGCATGGTCAGGCCACCGGAGCCGAGGCCGGATCAGCCAGCACCGCCACAGCGCCCAGGGCAATGGACGTGCCACCGGCCTTGGTCAGCGACACGCGGCAGTACCGTTTGAAGCCAACATACCCGAGCCGATAGGCGCTGGCCGCCGCCAGGGTCGCGGGCACGCTGCCCAGCACCGCCGAGGCGGCAGCATCGCTGAAGGCCGCGCCGTCATCGGATTCCTGCACCTTCAGCCCGAAGTCACCGGAGCCGACGATGGCGCCGGTGCTGATGACAAAGGCGACGCGGCCGAAGCCCTTCAGGTCAATCGCCGCGCCGTCGGCGGCAGCGGACTGCACGGCCGGCGCGATGGCCGGCACGGCAGCTATGTTGTGAACGAGATCACGCATGATCGTCTCCTCAGCTCGTGGCCATCTTGAGTTTCGTCAGCGCCTCGCCGAGCACGACGGCGCCACCAACGCGGCGGCGGGCGTGGAAGCGCACCAGGCCCTTCGTCGCGACGCTGTACGGGTCGCGCAGCACCGACAGGGAAACCCGGTCGTAGATGCGGTACGCGGCGCCGAAATCGCCGAAGGCGATGGGGAAGGCGTTGGCGGCCACATCCGGCATGTCGACCGCCTCCACCACCGGGCGGCCCAGCAGGGTTTCCGGCTGGCCGGCCTGATAGCTGGGCTGCCACAGGTAGTTGTTCTGGCCATCCTTCAGCTTGCGCACCGCCGCCAGCGTGGCGCCGTTCATCATCCACGACCCGCGGTTCCGGTAGAACGCCGGCAGCGAATACATGAGGCTGATGAGTGCATCGGCGCCCAGGTTTGGCCTGCTGCCGGTTTGGTGGACACCGAGATAAGGTTTTCCAACCGTATCGGAGGTCCCCATGCAGCGGCGGGTATTCAGTCGGGAGTTCAAAGTTGAGGCGGTGAAACTGGTCCGTGA